ATCCGCTGCTGTATGTGAGCCGGTAACATCTGAGCCGGATTCGGCAGGCTTAAGGCTATCCAGAGTACTTCCGCCGGTGTACTTTACGTGCGCCGGGGGAATATCAAGCTTGACTGCCCCGCTTGAACTCAGTCCTAGTCCGGCTTTGTCGGCATTGCTCTTGATGGTGCCCTGCGTAGTAGAATCGTGAATCGCTCCATATCTGCCACTTGTAGCATCATCGGAAATGTTCCCCATGTTGCGATCAATCAGAACAGTGAGCGACTTGCCCGTTGTCGGCTCGGCACCGGATTCAGCTACGGCCTTCCCCGCCCCAACTTGCACGTCATCGGCTTTCATGCCGCCGGGATCACCCACCGTTTGTGAGCCGATACGGATTGCAAAGTTGCTGATCGTCGCGCTGCCTCCGCTTGCGCCGCCGTGGGCGGACAGATAAGGAGTAATCGAGACCGTCCCCGCAGGCAACACAGTCGTTCGTGTGTGTGTCCCACTCGCAAAGTAGTTGCCGAGCGTCACATACCCGCCCGTTACGACAGCACCACTCGCGTCCAGACATTGCATCCCGACCGTCCCAATGCCGGTACCCGTCACAGCCTTTATCGTACCCGTGAGCGTCACCGATTGACCTGCGTATATCTCCGGGCCTTGGTATTTCACATAAGCGCCCGTTCCATCGAGCGCGAAAGTAGTCGTACCGATATTCGCAGCCAGCGTCGGGGAAACCACGCCACCTGATCCGTCCAGCGTCCATGCACTGTTGCTATAAAAAGCTGCATTCGTCGCCCCGGGATCGGGAAACAGATTCTGCGCCGCGTAGGAGCCGGGTACGAGGTTCTTGGTCGAGCCAGCAACAGCGGGCTTCAAGCTGTCAAGAGTCGCACCGCCCGTGTACTTGACGTGTGTCGGTGGAATATCTAGCTGGACATTGCCGCTGGAATCCAGCCCGAGGCCCGCCTTGTCGGCGTTGGTCTTGATCGTGCCCTGTGTCGTCGGATTATGGATTGCGCCGAACTTGATGGAGCCGTCGGGGACACTGTCCATGGTATTGGCATCAGAGGGACTCCCCTTGGTGAAGGCGTGGTCCAAGGTCGTAGCGACGGTAGAGCTGGTTGGTATGTTTCCACCGTGCTTACCGATATGGCCGCCGGTCGTGTTATCACCGAAGTTGATATAACCTTTTGCGCCGTTAGGCTGGTTTATGGTTTGCGAGCCGATGCGCAGAACCGGGTTTTCAATAACAGGCCCGGTTCCTCCGCTTGCATACCCGTGCGTCCGGGCGCTTAGAATAATCCACGCGGCCCCGCTTCCTGCCGGTATCGTGTACGTTGCGTGGTAGTCTGTTCCTACCGCAGAGAAGTCACCCGGATCGAGGTAATAGACGCCGGTCGTTTTGTCTGCTTTAACGATGTGCCCAAATATCGCGCCGCCCGCTGTTCCCGTCGCCGCAGTAACGATGTCGAAAGATAGCCGGACGGTATCACCATCATGCACCGGAACATAAACCACGTTGCCGCGCCCATCGCGGTTTTGTATCTGGATGTTTGCGGACGCTGCTGCCACCGGACACTGTAATTGCCCTGACCCCGGCAAGCTGTAACCATTTAATCCGCTGCCTCCACCATTCCAAAAGTCTTCGCTGGTGAAAAATGGGTCAGTAACATGATTCTCGCCACCCCTTTGGGAGAAAAGCGCCGTCTGCTGACTGCCTTTCCAGTGCAGGTTAGTGGCTGTTTCCGCGATGTTGTCCGCGTTCTTGTTCAGGTGCCCGGTCTGCGAGAAGTCCACCAACCCGCGCCGGTTGCCGTCCATGTTCGCGCCGGGCATCCGAAGATAGCCGGTGGTGGGATCGCCGTCCAAAAGATAGTCAAGTGTCTGCGGGCCGCGAATCTGCCAGTACGTCGGGTTCGGCGGTGCGTTGCCGCTGGACGAGGTGGGGCTGATGTACAGGTACATGTTGCCGCCGCTCGACACCTCGTCGCCCTGGTGATAGGTGGTGCTCGAGTTGTACGGCCCTCGGTAGATGTAGGGGCGGTTGCCCTTGGTGTAGGCGGTCTGGATCTTAGAGAACGCGCCGTCTGAGGCGTGGTCGATGGAGCCGCCGGTCGCGCTCACTGCTGAGCTGTAGGCACTCCACATGAACTTGGGGCTACGCGCGCGCACGCGGTAGTAGTAAGTGGTGTTGCCGCTGAAGTTGTGATCCAGTGCCTCACCCTGGGTCTGCCCGAGCACCGTCCACGGGCCACTACTTGCGGTGGCGTACTCAACGCTGCTCATCGCTACCGCTGCCGGGTTCGCGTTGGTCCAACTCAGCTTGTTGCCGTTGGTAGCGCCTGTCACGGTGAGGCCGGTCGGTGTGGCAGGGGTGTCAGGAATCTCAGCGCCCTGGCCGAGCGTGTAGGTCGTAGCGTTGACGTTAGCTAACTGCTCTTCGCCGCTGCTGAACAGGTTGAACGCCGTAAACTTGATGTAGACGGTCGACCCGATGAGACCAGGGTCAAACGCCCACCTGAAGAAGTTGTCGTCGATGCGCAACCAGGGGGCACCGCTCGCGTGACTCGCGATCGTGGTTCCGTACTGCCCTCGGCGAAGGTAGCCGTTGCCAAGCGTGTACTGGTTCGTTGCGACCAGGGTCGTCGTCTCGTAGCTGATGAGCTCCTCGTCTACGAGCATGAGGGTCTGGTTCTGGTCGGCGTCGGTCTGTGAGCCACCGTTCAACTCACCACCTTGGCCGTCTAGCTGGACGCTGAAGCTGTTCGCCGTGTCGGGATCGCTGCCGCTCGCGAGCGCGCTCGTCGTCTGCCCGTAGCGGCAACCTGGGCGTACGGTTCCGGCGAAGTGGTAGGAGGTACCGTCTAGGCTGATCCACACGTTCGCGCCGCCCCAGTTCTTGCCGACGCCGCTCACGCCGAGCCACAACTCGGGCTGCTGCGTCTCTGTGAGGAACTGGGGAGCGCGGAAGATCGCAGGAGCCGCCGTGGTGTCCGGCGCGGCGTTCGTGTCGAGCGCGGTCGCAGCCGCAGCCTCAAGCGCCTGGTTAGCACCCTCGCTGACCCCAGCCGGAAACTCCTGTGCGGTGAACTCAATGGTTCCCTTGTCGCCCTCCTTCGTGGAGATGATACGCACCGGCTCATTGGTGAGACCGACCGACGGTTCAGTCAGCGTGACGACGTCGCCCGGCTCCAGGTCAAAGTTCTCAAAGCTGGTCCTGAAGCTGAACGTGTTGCGGATGTACAGGTTGCGCTGCAGGATGCGCTGAGCCACCTGCATGGCCAGGGCGCCGTTAGTGATCGCGTGCGCCTGGATCGTCTCGAGAGAACGCACGCCGCGCGCGTCGATGTCAGACTGATCCTTGGCTTCGGCGACGCTGGTTCGGTAGTTGTTCGCCCGGTCGATGTATTCAACCCTGATGCAGTTATACAGGTCGCCGAGCGGTTTGCGTTCTATGGTAACCGGGGCATCACCGTCGCCAGGCATGAAGTCGGCCGGACCCAGGTCACGCACGCTCGTCGTGTCCGGGGTGTAGGTAACACCGTTACCGGTCTTGGCCTGGTCAGACCACGGCAGCACGGTGAGTGAGCCACCTGACCAGTAAGCCGTCGAGTTCGTGATGGTCAGCAGGTCCTTCAGCAAAGAGATCATCGTCTTCTCTTCACTGATGACCGGGCTGATGAAGATGCCATTCGCGGTGCAGTAGTCTTTGAACTGCGTGAGGCTTCCGAGGTAGCTGAAGTCGATGCCGTGGGTCTGGCTCGTCATGAGGTCAGTCACGATGGCAGACGGTTCAGCGTCGTCAATGGTGCCCGCATTAAACGGCAGCATCCCGTACACCTCAAACGTCAGGTTCGGGATGTTGGGAGAGCTGCCGAGCTTGATGTTGAGACACGCGACCCACGCCACGTACGGGTAGCTCAGCGCGTCACTCGTGACCGGTGACCCTGACAGGTGTGACCAAGGCGTCTGCCCTGCCGCGCCTGCCTTGAACGTACCGTTGATGTCACTGAGTGACAACGTGCCACTGCCCTTCCAGATGGTGCCGAGCTTGGTGACCGGACCCTCACAGAGTGCGAGCTGGAAGCTCGAGCTGTACGTGTACGTCGTGGAGTCATTGCCACCGCCGCCCTTGCCGACCTGTTGCTTGTGCGCAACTGCCTGGAAGTCACCCGTCCAGATGACGTTGCCTGGCACGCGGGCACGCCCGTACACGATAGGAAGACCCTTGCCGAACGAGGACGACTGAACCTGCACGCCGTTCGCGCGCTGGGCCTGCGTCGCCATCGGCGTTCCCTGGCCGGTACCTAACAAGCTACCCATCAGAAGGCACTCCAATAAGAATGTGGCTTTGCAAGCCGGTCTGCGAGTGCGTCGCGTTCGGTGTACGTGACGGATTCCGCCTGGAGGAACGCGTGGATAACGAGCTCGTCGTCAACAACGATCGCGACGTGGCTAACGCATCTGCCCCACTGATAGAGCGCGATGTCTCCGGGCAACGGCTCGACTACCGGATGGGCGTAGCGCTTCACGATGTTGAGCATGCGTTCCTCGTCACGGTGCAGGAACCAGTCGGGTGGATATGGCCGTGGGTCAATCCAGGGGACCAAGCCTGCCTGGTAGTAGACGCTGCACAAGAACATCGCGCAGTCCACGCCGATGCCACGCGCAACCTGGGCATGCTTCCAGGGCGTACCGAGCCAGCTCCTCGCTACTGAGAGGACGACGAACCGGCGCGGGTCTAGCTCTGCTCGCTCCATGCCGTTACTTCATCCTGAGTCGGCCGCCAGAACCGGGGCGCTTGCGCATGCCGCCACCACTGCCACCACCTCCGCCTCCGCCGCCGTTTCCACCGCTGCTGCCTCCGCCACCCTGGCCGGTGTAGAGGTCGTTGGGGTCCGGGATGTACGGGAAGCCGCGGAAGTGCGTGATGTTGTTGAACGTACCGTTGCAGGTAGGGCGCGTCTTGTCGCAACCGGCGATCGCATCCAAGGCGTCACCCTGCGCAGGAACCTGGTACAGAGGGTACGCGAGCGTGACCACGCCACCGGTGTAGTCCTTGACCTGGCGAACCTGGCCAGCGTTAGCGCCGCTCGTGAACTTGATCTTACCGAGCGTGAAGTAGCCGTCGGGTTTGCTGACTCCCGAGAGCGTAAAGCTCGTCGCTGAAGCGCCTGCTCCGACCGTTCCGCTCGAGGTAAAGTTAGCCGCGAGCAACCCACACACGCCGTCGTACAGCGTGTTGGAGCACTGCGGTAACTGGTAGGTGCGCGGGAACGTTGCCTTTAGCTGGGCCAGGGCCGACTCTACCGTCAGCTCCACCGTCTTGCCGTGGACCGAGACATCACCCACGAGGCCGGTGAAGTACTCAGTGCTGCCGACCGCCGTGTTGGACCAACTGTCTGAGACGAAGCGATCCAGGCGCACCTCGGCCAGGTCAAACATGTTCTGCCACGCGGCGGTCACGATCGGCGTTCCGTTGATCAGTGTGCCGCCGTCGTCGGTAACGGTCAACTTCAACTCGTCGATGCCTAAGCCCAGCTTGAAGGTGACGGTGTCGCGCTGGATGGGCGGACCAACGTTGAACGCGGTGCCGCCTACGGTGAGCGCCTGTTGCGAACTGGTCCAGTGAAGCACGGTTCCGTTGGACAAGGTGATCGTCCAGAGGTCGGCAAGCACGTACGGCGGTCCGTTCGCGAGCACGGTCTTGAGCGCGGCACTTAACGTTCTCACTTGTAGGTCCTCAAGATGACTGACTTCGTTGAGTACAGCAGGTGCATGAACTCGTCGAAGTCCTGCGACCCCTGCTTGAAGCGGCACTTGTAGTAGTACTGCCCGGACCAGGTAAGCGCCGCGCCGTTGGCCGGGGCGCTTACGAACGTGACCCAACCAGGCGACGGCGACTCGAAGGTGGCCGCGACCGCGCCGCCGTTCACGTACGCGGTGCGCGCGCCGAACGAAGAATCAACCGGCACCGCCGTACCAGGGTTGGCCTGGAAGAGCTGAAACGACGTGGTCGCGCCGTCGCCTGATCCGATGCCCTGGGCGCTTACGGTGTCGTCACCCGGACCCGCGTCGAAGTAGAACCCGGTAAGGTCGCCACCCATCTCAACGAAGAGGCCCTCGAGCAGCTTCAGGTCCGCCGCGCTCAGGTAGTCGTAGCTCAACGCGAACTCGAAGAGCGGGTACTGCATGTACGTGGCCGTCACCACGCGCCCGGTTACCGACTCCGTCTTCAGGTTCTTGAAGATTGGCGTGCGGGTTACCGGGAACGTGAGGCCAGCGAGTGACGGGTAGACGTTCATGGTGCCATGAATACTCCGTTGCGTGAGGCTCGCGACAACGCCGCCGCGAGCGCGTCCTGGTTGTCAAGGAAGAACCGCTTGACGCCTGCCGCATCAACCGCGTGGATATGCCAGTTATGCGTAGCGCCGCCGCCCGCGCCGCCCTGCCCGATCATGTTCCGAACGCCCTCGGCGAGTGGTGCGGGGAGGATCATCTCGTTCTTGTGCACCATCGCCATCTGATCCTCGGGCACGTTCGCCCAACCGCCGGCGGCAGACGCCACACGCCCGGCCCAGGAGGCGATCAGGGCGCCGGCGGCGATCGCCATCGCCGGGGCGAGGAACGGGCCGACGTACGGGATCCCGGCGATCGCGGAGTAGACCTCGGTCATCACCGCCCACATCCGCATCAGGATCTGCTTCGTAACCGTCGCGGCGGTCGAGAGCAGGCTTTTCTTGTTCGCCGCCTCCTCGACCGCGGTCCGCGCGGTCGCGCCAGCGACCGTGGCGCCGGTCATCGCGATCTGCGTCGCGAGCCAATGCGCGACCATCTTCACCCCCATGTCGATGAACTCCGCAAGGATCGACTGGAAGATATTCCGCGCCGCGTTATGCCAGGTCGTCGTGCCGCGGATCAGTCCCTTCACGGACTGGTCGACGGCGTTCGTGACCGCGGAGAAGATCTGCAGCCAATGCTGCTGAACGTCGCGCACCATCTGGTTGTTCAGCTTCTGGACCCGCAGCGCGTGCTGCTGCTCAAGCGCATCGATCGCGAGCTGCGTGCGCTTCGTATCGAGTTTGTCCTTCTCGTTAAGGGCGAGCTTCTTATCGAGCGCCGCGAGCTCGATCTTGTACTTCTCGTCCTCGAGCTTTATCAGGCCGCGGGTTTCCTCCGCTGCCGAGATCTGTCCGAGCGCGCGGAGCTGATCGAGTTCCTGGCGCTTGGAGGCGACCCGGGCGAGCGCCGACTGCTTCGCCTGCTCGACGTCGAGCTCGTCGAGTTGCTTTTGCTGCGCCTCGTACTGCTGCTGCGCGGTATTCATGCGCCGTAGCGCATCCTGGTACTCGGTCGACTTCTCGCCGAAGAGGATCTTCGACTCCGCGACCTCGGCGCGTGCGATACCGAGCCGCTCGAGGCTCGCCTTCTGCGCCGCCTGAAGCTGCGTCTGCATCGCGGCCATCGTGTTCTTCTTATCGCCCTCGGATATACCGGTACTCGCTGCGTGGCTTACGCCGGCGCCGGCCGGGGCATTCGGGATCGCTGCCTCGTTCGGGCTGATATTCCAGACGGCGCCCATCTTCTTCGAAGCGCTCGACCAGGCGTCGCTGATCTCGGAGGCCGCGGCGATCCAGTTCGCCTTGATGTCGTTACCGGCGGTCGTTCCGGTTTTCCCCATGTAGGAGAGATCGCCGCTTAACCGCTTGAGCTGCCCCTGGAGATCGCCGCCGGTAAATGCGCTCTTGAATGCCGCCCCGGTCTGCCCGAGCGCATCCTTCGCGGCGGCGAAGTGCCCGGTAAAGGCATCCTTGAACGCCGCCCCGATATTCGAGAACCCCTCACGCGTCTTGTAGACGAAGTTCCCGATTACCTGCATGAGAAGGTCGAAGGCGTGCGCGACGATATGCGCCGCGCCGACGATCTCGTGAAAGCCGGCGACGATCGCCTGGATCACCGTCCGGATGATCGCGAAGATCAGCGTGAACTGCGTCTTTACCGTCGCTGCGAGCGCTTCGAAGACCGTAACGACGGCGTTGACGACATCGCGGAGCCAGGTAAAGTGATCCCCGGTATCGCCGACGGATTTGTTCAGCGGGTCGAGTACCTGCATCACTTTCGTGATTTGGTCGATCATCGCCGTGAGCGCACCGATAAATCCGTCGCCGGCGTTCTTCGTCGCTTCGAAGATAGCGGTCTTGAATCGATTGATCGTCGCGTTCAGGCCACCGACGGCGCCCTTGAGTGCGTCGCTGTGTCCGGCCCATTCGTTAAGCCCCTCGGCCATTTTCGGAATTAGCTCACTCGCGGTAATCTGCCCGGACTTCAGGAGCTTGTCGAACTGCTGCTCCGTGACGCCGAGGGCGTTACTCGCAATCTTGAGCCAGGGGACGCCCGGGAGATCCTGCGAGAGCATCCGCTGGAACTGGCGAGTGCGAACCGTTCCCATCGAGATCATCTCGTTAAAGGCGTACATCACCCGCTGCTGGGCGTAGGTCTTGGCGTGCATGATGTCGAAGGTCTTCGCCAGTCCCAGGTACAGGCCCTGGATAGACTGGACGCTGATGTTTTGCCCCTGGGCGGCGGCGAGCATCATCCCGAACTGCTGGCCGGCTGTGCGCAGGTTGATGCCGAGCGACATCGAAAGCTGCGTGAGCCAGTTCAGCATGTCGCCGGCGCCTTTCGCGCTCCCGGTTCCAGCCTCGAGCGTGTAGAACATCTGCTGGAAGTCGATATTCGCGTCCACGATGTGCTTGACGGCGTCGCCCCCGAGGTAAGCGGCGAAAAGACCACCGAGGCCGGCTAACGCGCCTTTAACCGAATCGAGCGCGGCGGTCATCCGGGTGGTGTTCTCCTCGACGACTCCCGCGGCCTCGCTCATCTGGGCGCGAAAGCCCTCGAGCGACGCGCGGATTTCGACCAGTAGTGTGTCGGTGGCATCAGACATGGCGCGCCTCCTGGTCTATACTTGGGCTGCTCACCCTGGGGGAAAAACGATGGCGAAGGCTTCGATTTGTCCGAATTGCGGCACCACGGGCGTCCCAAAGACCTTCACGAAAGGCAGCATCCTGATAGAGCTCGTCCTGTGGCTTCTTTTCCTGATCCCGGGCCTCATCTACTCGCTGTGGCGCGTTTCTAGCCGCTACAAGGGATGCAGGCAGTGCGGGGCGACAAACCTCGTCCCGCTCGATAGCCCGCGAGGCAAACGCCTCGCCTCGGAGCTCGGTACTCAGCCCTGATTTCACGGTTTCGAAAGCACGGTATCGGCCGCCTCTTGGGAGACGAGGCCGGCGCCGATCATGTCCTCGATCGTGGGATTTACCAGGACATCCTCGCGCGGCTTCTCGGTGCCCGTCGCATCGAGATCGGCTCCGAGCAACCGGGCGATGATCGCCGCCGAGACGTGGGTCGGGGGAATCTCTTCGAAATAGCTGCCGAGATCCGCCACGACGGCGAGCGTCACGCACGAGTCGATGTACTCGTACGACCAGCCCGTCGAGGCGACTAGCCATCCGTAGAGCTTCCCCCATTCGATTCCCCCATCGGTTTGGCCCCCTCGGCCTGCTGCGGAGAGAGCCCCGAGAGCTGCCCGAGCTTGCCGAAGATGCGCATCGCGGTATTCACGTCGATCAGATCCTCGATCTCCTCGATCGTGATCCTCGGGTAGTTGCGCTTCAGGGTGCGGTGCATGGCCTGGATCAGGGCGTCGATCGATTCCGGAACCCCTACGCCGCCATCCTTGGCCGCATCGGAGAACTTCGCGAGCTCACGAAGAGCGCCAAGCGGAAGCGGCGGCACGGTGAGAGTCGTGCCGCCGAGTTCCATATCGATGCCCGGCGTGATTTGTTCTGCCGGATCAAGTGACATAAGTCCTTCCCTCCCTTACTCGGCCAGGCCGATGTAGCCGACGTTGCCCGAGGAGTCCGCGAAGCAGGAAAAGTCGAACTCGTCGATATTCCAGTCGCTCATCTTCGAGGCCATCGTGAATTTGGACGAAACGCACCGGCTGTACTCGTAGTACGCCTGCTTCCCGTCGTAGGTCGTGTTGAACCGAACCTTGAAGAACGGGCTCGAGCCCTGGAGCTGGTTCGCGATCGCGATCGTGACACCCGCCGTGGCGTTCTGATAGCTGTAGCTGATCAGGACAGCGGCGTTGGCGTCGGTCGAGTCGAACGTATAGGTTCCGGTCGCCTCGTCGACCGAGTACTTGCCCGTCGCCTCGGAGCCGGCAGCGACCCGCTCGAACGCGAGACCGGTCGCAGCGTAGGTCACGCCGTAGTCGGTCTTGAACGTCGCCCCGTTCGCGACCACCACCGTGTACGGGCCGGCTGATGCCGGGACCGAGGCGGCTTCCCCGTCGACGCCGAGCAGCTGCCCGGTCGAGAGCGTCGCCCCAAAAAATAGGCTGTTGTAGAGCTGCCCGGAAATCTGGGCGAACTTCGCCTTCCCGGTCAGTTTCATGGTGCCGCGTGCGACGGCGATCGGGAACTGGTACTTGCCGTAGAGTTCCTTGACCTCGCCGGATCCATCCACCGAAACGTCTTGCAGGCCACCGAACTGTACGGGCGTGGAATTTGCGGCCGTATTCACACCGTACAGCGAGCCCGTGCCGAATTTAACTAGCATCGTCTTTCACCTCGCTTTTCTCCAGGATGGCCTTGAGATCGTTTTTCAGATCCCCGAAGGCCTCGAGTAGATGGTTATGCACCACCGTGTCACGGCTCGCAGGCGAGTTCTGGACCCGCTCGCGCCACCACTTGTCGAGCGCCTGCTCGACCTTTTTCGCATCCGTTTTTCCGGACGCCTTCGCTGTCGTCGCTTTCGTACTCATGAACGCGGTTCTCCGATTACAAAGTGAATGGGCACCCGGGCGATCGATAACTCGCCGAGATAGCCCTCGTCGGTTTCTATCGTCCCGTCGATGTAGCACTGGCTGACGAGGCCGCCGAGGGTTTGAGCCCCCGCCGGCCACGGCCCGGGCTTCGGGGCGAACGCCGCCTGGATTTCATCGAGCAGCGGGTTCAGGATTTGCGAGGGGACAAGGCTCTGCGATGTGTCCTCGTGGACGTATAGCCACCAGGTGACGCCGCCTGTGATCGTCGTCGGCAGGTTGCCGTTTCCCTTGACCGTCTCGTCGTGTTGCTGCTGGAAGAGCGCCGGCATCTGCGCCGCCTTTACGTCGTCCCAGAGGACGAGCTTGCGGCTCTTGGTGACGAAGCCAGACGGAGCGAGCGCGAAGATCGCGGCGTAGATCGCTTCACGATTCATGGATCACCTGCACGACGGTCTTTCGGATCGCCGCAGCGATCGCCGGCCGACGCTCCTCGAGCGAGGGTTTCATGAACGGCCGCTTCGGGATCGTCACCTCCTTGACCGAGACGAACCGCCCCTGGACCTTGAAGCGCAGGTATTTCGCCCGCTTGGCTCGGATCGTTGCCCCGAACTCATGCACCGGTGCGTAGATGACATTCGTACCGACCTTGCCGATGACATTGCCGCCCTCGGCTCGCGCCGGCGCGCTATGGATGCTTCTCGAAAGCCTGCCCGAGCGCCGGTGCAGCACCTGCCCCGATAGCTTGTCCCTGACGATATGAGCCTGGAGCAGCGCATCCTGCTGGTCGATCGTGCGGATCAACCGCGCCGGAAGCGTCTCCCCGATCAGGAGAAACTTCGCCCGGAGCTCCGCTGCCCCCCGGATCATGCCGGCACCACGTTCTTGTACTGCTGGAGCAGCGTCGCGACGGGCTTCGGCATATCCGCGGTAACGAACGAGACCGTCTCGCTACCGAGATGCTTCGAGGCTTGCCCCTCATCGCCCATCCGGCGGTACTTGAGCGCGATCAGCTCGATGCAGGCTTGTGTCAGGTCTGCCGGCACGTCCGCTGGTGCGTTCGAGGAAAGGCCCGCCGTGTACTCGACGGCGATGTTCTGCACGCCGACCGTGAACTCATAACCCCGCAGATAGACGCGCTCCTCGTCGAAGGCGTAGCCGAAGCTCGTTGCATCGGCCGCCGCCTCGATCGTGACCGTATCGATCGTGACCGAGACAATCGACTGCACCGGCCGATTCGGAAGGTAGAGCACCTTCTGGCCGTTGCCGTTGAACGTCTCGGTGTAGCTCGCTACCGCGATCGTGCGCGATAGCCAGCTTTCAATAAAGGCCGACGCCGCCGTAATCAGCCGATTGAGAAGGGCATCGTTGCCCGTCCCCGACTGGCTGAGGTAGGTCTTGACGTCGGCAAGTGCGCACAGAGGCGTGGTCATCTCAGAGCTTCTCGAGATCCTTGACCACGACCTCAAAGCCGTGCGCGATCAGCTGTTCGACGTGATCGACCAGCGCCATGATGCGCCCGCTCTTGACCTTGTAGGTCGTGCCCGCGACGCTCGCCTCCGTGGCGCCTTCCGGGGCGATCATCGGGATCTTCGGCGCTTTCGACTCGGCTGCCTTCTTGGCCGCCGTCGCCTGTTCCTTGGCCGAGGGCTTTTTCGCCGCCGGCGCTTTCGACTCGGCTGCCGCCTGGTCGTTGCTTTGGGTTTCTTCCGTCATGGTCCTGTTACCTCACTGTTTGGGCTCGGAAAAAGTGGGCGCCCCGACTAGCAGGGCGCCCGAGTTGCCTCACCCCTTGGCAATGTTGGTGATCACCCCGAACGCGGCCGGGAAGTAGTTCTGCAAGACCTCGTCGGCGTAGACGCCGTACTGGTACTCGCGTTCCTGCAGCGGCCACTGGAGCTGGTAGTACTCCTGGCGGGCGCGAACCTGCACGAGGTTCGGCACATTCGCCATCGGGTACGGCAGCTCCTTGGAGCGGAAGAAGATCGTGCCCGCGGGCATGTTCGGGTGCAGCTTGATCGGGATCGCCGTCGAGCCGTTCAAGCCGAACGGGTTCAGGTACTCCTTCACCGAGAATCCGCCGACGAGCGCATTCTGGTCGACCGAGATGTTGAAACGCTGGGCGCTCGTGCTCGATCCGGCCAGGATGGCGTTGGTGATCGACTTCTGCTCCTGCGAGCTCACCAGGATCTCGGCCGGCGACAGGCGCCAGTTGTCCCAGAAGTGCTGCAGGGCCGTGTCGATCTCGTCGACGCCGCCGACGTTGTTCGGCGTGAGCTTGGTGCCCGTGCCGGCGGTGCCCGTCGCGAGCGTGTTCACGTAGCCGTTAAGGCCCGGCTTGAACACCTGGTAGAGCAGACCGTCGAAGATCATGCCGTCGATCGACCAGTCCCCGGAGGTGTCGAGCGCCGAGGCGAGCTGCGTCCCCGCAGCGGCCGCGCCGATCGAAACCGAGTTGATGGTCGTGATCGCACCGAGCGCCTCATTGCCGGCCGCACCCCAGTACCACGCGTAGGCGATCGCGCCGTTGACCGGCGTGACCGAGCCGTAGACGTAGTTGCCCGCCGAGGGCGTGACCGAGGCCGCGGACGAGGGCTTGGAGCAGCCGCCCGACTGGGTGTAGGTCTTGCCGTTCGGGTTGCTGACCGTGATCTTCGACTGCACGCCGCCGGCAATGGATGCGCGGTAGTAGCCGTCGAGCGTCAGGGCGACGCAGATCACCGACAGGGCCGATGCCGCGAGGCTCGAACCCGAACCCGAGGCCGAGAGCGTCGGCTGCGGCGCGGTGCCGAGACTGACCGAGGTGTTGCCACCCAGGAGCGCCAGCTCCTCGCGGATCATCATCGCCTGCAGCAGCTTCTGCGTGGCCTCGGCCTGGATGTCCGCGAACGGACGCCCGGCATAGACCGCCTCGAAGCTCGCGCTCGACTCGAGGCCGATGCCGCGATAGGCCGCCAGGTAATCGGCCGTGGTGATGTCCATCGTGCCGCCACGGGTACCTTCCGGGACACCGATGCCGACCTTCGACGGGTTGATGGCGGTGACGGCCTTCCAGTTCGCCTGAATGCCGCCTTTGCCCGACACGCGCGGCGTCTCGTTACGCAGCGGCGTCAGGACCGGATAGAGCATCTTGGCCGGCGCCTCGAGGTCGTAATAGGTCAGACCCGTGGTTGCCGAACTGCTCTCGAGGAAGGTCGCTTTCGCGAGCGGGCTCTCGGTGGGAGATCCGAGCGCGTCCTTCAGTAATGCCTTGAAGTCCATATTGCCTCCGTTACTCAGTCACAACGCTCGGGTGCCGCTGGGACACCTTGATCAGAAGCGTCGCGCGGTCCTCGGGCGACATCTTCTCGAGCTTTTCTGCCATTTCATCGACGCCGTCGTCGGCCGCGCCGTCGGTGTGATCACCGGCGTCCGCGCCCTTGCTGACAACCAGGCGCCGTCCCTTCGCTGGTGCCGGTCCGGCTTCCAGCTTTTCGAGTCGCTCGTTGAGCTTCAGGATCGTCTCGCCCTGCTCCTGAATGGTCGACTCCTGGGAGTCGATCTTCTCCAGGTGCTTGGCGATCTTCCCGTCGCGCTCCTCGAGCAGCTTCTGTACTGCTTTCTCGTCCATGCTTACCTCGCTTGCTGTTGGAGCCGTTCCCGAGCCGTCCCCGGTGGGATTGGCGTGACTGAACTCGATGGCCTTCGCCAGGGCCGGGTAGCGCCCAGCGTTGATTGCGGCCTTTTCGATTTCACCCGTCTCGGACAGCGTCAACACTTCCACGTCATCGCCGTCCGTGAGTTCCTTGGTCTCCTCTGTCGCCATATCGACCAGGAGATCGCCGAGCGCACCGACCGCTGCTTTCAGCCGGCTGCTCATCGTCGAGCCGTCCTGCTCGATGCTTTCCTCGTATTTCTGGCTCTCCGCCAGGCAGTTGAGGCTTTCCAGAAGGTCAGCGAACCGAGCGACGCCATAAAGTCCCTTCTTGAGCGTGGGCTCGTCGGACTTCTTCGCACCGCCTTTGCCTTTCGACTCGGCCGCTTCCTTGGTGGTCTTGAGCGCCGCGGTCAGCGCCTGGCACTTGGTCAGGCCGTCAGCATCGAACGCCTTCTTCGCGCTCCCTTCTGCCGGGAAGTTGCCGCCGGCCTTGGATTTCGGGTCGCGACGGTGCATTTCCTTGACGATCTGGTTGTACATCCATTTCAGATCGCCGTAGTTGCATCCTGTCGGAAAGCGACCGCTCGCAGCCCACTGGCTCAGGCGCCGGATCGCGGCCGAGAGGTCGTGCGTCGGATTCTTGGAGCTGTCCTTGATGTCGGAGAGAAACTTCTCCTTCACGGCGCTCGAGAGCGACTTCGCAAGATCCGGGCCCGGTTCATCCCCGGTCGCGGCCGGACCCTGGGCCTCGATCAACGCGGCCTCGGCCTTCTCGATCGCCTGATCTCCGATGCACTTTCTGGCATCGTCTTTTGCAAGGTGGCGATGCTCGTCGATTCCACAAAACCAGTGCTGCTTGAGCAGCCCCTCGGCCGCTGCAAACTCCTGTTCGACTTCTGAGCCGTCGGCTTTGACGACCGTAAAGCGCGCCGTCGGCACACAGGGCGCATCGACAAGGCTGATTTCGTTCGGCTGCGCGGTGTATCGGGTGAAGTCACCGTCCTGCCACTTCTTCACGTAGCGGCCGCCGATTGAGAAGCCGGTGTAGACGCCTTCCTGGCATTTCTTCCACTCGTTGTCGTCCACGATCTGGGCGGCGACATCGAAGGCCTTTTCGGTGTCGTTGCCGGTCAGCTCGGTGAGCTTGCCCGCCGCGACCTTGCCGTGCATGGCGCGGACGTTGCCGACGCTCTTGCCGTCGGTGATCTTCGCGACATCCTCGCTCCAGCTCTTGAAGTACGGCGCCGAGGACTCGTAGTCGAATATCTCGCCGGCGTGATCCGGCACCTCCTGGACCGCGCGGCCGTAGACCGTGCGCGTCGCCTCGTCTACCTTGACCAGTTGCGCGAATAAATGCATGAGAGTTACTCCTCGTCGATGACCGGGATCACGGCACACTCACAGGCCGGATGCGCCGGCGGTCCCATGTCTCCGGACGGAAACGGTGAATTGAATGAAATCTTTCCGACCGATGCGTTGTCGTCGCAGATGTCGGTCCTCGGGTGGATGTTTGAGAGCAGCCACTCCTTGCCGCTCACGACGCCCGACTCCTTCCAGCCGGTCAGGTTGCCTGCCGTATCGGCCCGGGCGACCTCGGTGCGCGCGATCATCTCGGCGCGTGCCGGGCTGAAGGCAAAGCCCTTGACGATCTTCTGCTTGAGCTCGTCGCCGCTCCAGCCTTCCTTCACGGCCTTGGCGACGTAGCCGCGCAGTGCATCGCGCGTGGATTGCGTGATCGCCCACTTCGCCGACGGGTTGTCGATCAGCTCATCGCCGACCCACTTCTTTCCGACCAGCTCTGCCCCGCGGTCCTTGGCGAAGGCAACCGCCTGCTCGTTTGCGAAGTCGAAGACATCCTCGTCGGTGATGCCGACCTGCTTGAGCGCCGCGGTGGCCCCGTCCTTGGCCGCCTCGCCGAGCAGCTTCGAGATTTCCTCGGCGAGCCCGTCGACGTCCTCGAGCCCGATGTCGGTCGCGATCACGCTCGCCACCACATCGGATGCGGATATGGAGCGATCGCCCTCGTCCTTCTGCAGCTTTTCGGCCCGGTGCTTCTCGTAGGTCTCGACGATCTTGTCCGCAATTCCGGGCGCGGCCTTCTTGAGCGTGTGGCTCATCAGCTTCGTGACCTTCTTCTCGATCGCCTGGATTGCATCGCGGTCGCGCTTGATCGGGACAAGCCGGCGCTTTTGCACCGGATCGCCGTTCTCATCGACCTCCGCGGGCGCCGGCTGTGCGCCTGGCGTGAGCTGCGGGGGCGGCGCGGCATCGGGCGCGCCCTTGAAGTCGGTTGTCTTGAATGGGACAAAGCCCTTCGCCGTCACCACGCCGGGCTTGAGCCCGAGCGGCGCGTCACCGCGCTCCTCGCGGATCTCGTCGATCTGGCGGGTGCCGGTCATGACGTTTTCCTTGTCGACCGTCGCCTGCATCGACGGGTCGAGCTCCTTCTGCTCCTTCCAGGCGAAGGCGACGCCCTCGAGCTTGAGGTAGTCGGTGATCACGAGGTTGCACAGATCCTTCACCCAGTTCATGAGCGGGAGCTTGCCCTCGTCCTCGGCGGTCTCTCGCTGGGTGACATCGTTTGCCCGGCTGTGAGCCTTGACGAAAGGCGTCGGCGGCAGGCTGAAGCAGAACATCACCACCCGCGCGAGCCACTCGTCGTACTGGTCGGTGAGCGCGGCCTCCTTCGTGTTTGTGGTCTTCGTGCCGTTCGGGACCATCATCGCCTTCCTGCGATCGGCGGTGTTGCCCGAGAGCATCGAGTTGAACCAGTTGCGGAACTGCTTGATCTGCGCGAGCGTCCAGTCGGGCGGCGCTTCCATGAGCAGATCCGGGGTCGAGCCCTCGGTGTAGTACTGCAGCTTGTGTGCCTGGCGCCTGAGCGCGATCTCGATCGTCACGATGATCTGCTCGACTGGGCTGTAGCCGTAGATCCGGTTCGAGCGCGGGTTGCGCGGCAGGTAGATCAGCTCCTCGGCCGTGAAGTCGACCGCCGGGATGCCCTTGAGGATCTGCTGGTAGGCGGGATCGGGCGGCAACGGTGCGCGCCCGTCCTCGTCTAGGATCGGCTTGAACGTCGCGCCGTCCATGACCTCCAGGCCGTAGGGCTTGCCGTCGCGGCGCGGGCGCACGTAAAGCGCCGGGGCGTCGATGACGAGCAGGTCCTCGAGCAGCATCCGCAGCCAGCTCGACCAGAGCGTGCGTCCATCGGGGCGGCGGAAGAAGGTGCGCAGCTGCTCGACCACCGGGTCATCCTTCTTGCGCCCGCTGTCCTCGTCGACGCGGATCTCCCACTCCATCGCGCAGAGCTGGTCCTTTCGCGTTTCGACCGCCATGCGCACCAGGTCGCAGAACTCGGCAAGGTTCCTGAGCTTCGCGAAGGTGATCAGCTCGCCCGAGCGCGGCTCGATCCAGAGGTTTTGCCCGGGCATGAAATCCCAGGCGCGGCCCTGTACCTGCTGCTCCTCCGGGGCGATCGGCTGGCCCGGGCTCATCCAGGTATCGGGCTTGATCCCGCTCACCGTGTAGCGCAGGCCCTCGACGGCGCGACGCACGAAGCCGGGCGAGAGTTCGGTTTTCAGCGGGTCGGTCATCAATCCATCCCCTCAATCCAGTCCTGCGCGCTCACGGCGGCAGCGGGTGCCGGCTCATCGGGCTTGATTCGCGGCAGTCCCCGCTTGTCGCGGCGCTCATCCTGCTCGCGCATGTCCTCCTCCATCAGGTCGAGGAACCCGAACTTGCCGCCGGTGAGCATTTCGAAGGCGCCGGCGCAGGCATCGACCGCGTCGTCGTGGAGGGATTCGGGAAAGGCCTCGAGCTCGGCAAAGAGCCACTCGTTCCAGGGCGCACGCAGGACAACGACGTTGCCGGCCTCAACCTGGGCGCTAAACGGCGCAAAGCGCGTCAGCTTGTCGCCGGTCTCGCGTCGGGTGCGCACGTTGTGCCCGGCAAAGCGCTGCACGAGCTTCTGCGCCTGGTCCTTGCCGGCCTGGCCAGGGTCCTGCGGAAAACCGAGCGCGACCTCGATGCCGTCCTGGTCGCCGATGTTTTTCATCAGCCGGTCGCGCTTGCCCGGGGCTTCTCGCATCCGAAAGGCGTGCGTGATCACGTAGCGCCCGTCGGCGGCGGCCGCCATGCGTATGCCGACGGTCCAGTCCGGATCGTTCGACTGCGTCTTCGGGGTTGCGGCAAGGTCCCAGTAGCGCGCCTGGCGCCGGAGCGGCGGCGCGGCATCGACGATCTCGACGTTCGCGCGATTGAAGTACAGGCCCGCGGCCGGTCGGATCTTCCAGTTGCCGCCGAGCAGGCGCTCACGCTCGACGCGGGGAAGCGCCTTGAGGTTTGCGAGATAGCCCGGATCCTTCTCGAGCAGCTGCGGGTTGTCGTAGATGCTCGCCGGGATGAAAGTCAGGCTCTTGGGCTCGCACTCATCGCCGAACTCATCGATCAGCGCCTGGCGGCTGCCGGCCCAGTGCAGCGTGTCGTCGATATTGACAAACCAGCGGATCACGCCGGCGCGTTCGGGAATCGGAAAGCCCGTGTCCTGGTCAATCCACCAGGCGATGAGCTCGGCCACCCAACTGTCGGCATCGGGGTTGCAGGTCGCGCGCATGTAGGGCTTCACGCCGCAGGTCGAGCGATTGCGGCTGAGCATGTAGAAGAACTGGCTACGGGTGAAGTGCGTGAGCTCGTCCCAGCCGATCAGGGGAATCTGGGAGCCCTGCCAGTCGTGCTTGTCCTTCTCGTGCTCCATGTGCCCGAACTTGATGATCGCCTTCGTGCTCCCATCGGTCGGCCACACCCAGTCGAGCGGCTGTTCACGTGGAACACCGCCGAGGCTTGGGTAGAGCTCGTGAGCGGTATCCCACAGGCCGCCCGGGTTCTTGATCTGCGGGGTCGTGCGCCGGAAGATCACCGCCGAGAATCCCGGCACGCGGATGTGGCGCAGCGGCTCGAGCAAGAGGCCCATCGTCTTGCCGCCGCCCGCCTGGCCGCCGTAGATCACGATGTCGGCCGGCGAGGACAGGAACTGCTCCTGCGGGCCGGGGTTAGGCCGGATGTCCATCGCGTCCGTTATCGGGCATGTAGAGATGAACCTGCACCGGCTCGCCGTTGGGCCCGCTCAGCTGGTGCTCCTGCTTGTCGCGCCACAGGTCCGGGCGCCGGTTCTTGAGCCAGATGAATGCCGCCGCGGTGTCGGGTGGGTAATGCTTGGTGACCTCGGTCACGGTCACGTCGCCCTGGTAGTTGCTGATATGCACATCCGGGTGGCTGTAGCCGCAGGCGCGCTCGAAGAGGCTGCGCGCGACTTTCGCGTCCGCATCGGCCCGTCCCTTCTTTACGGCGCCCGAAAATTCAGGTTTCTTCTTGATCCATAAGTCGATCGTGCTTGGCGCTACTTCGAACAGGCGCGCAAGATCGTCGTTGGTGGCCCCCAGCAGGCAATGCTGCTCGGCCAAGTGACAGAACTCGGGTTTGTACGAAGACGGACGTCCTCGCGATCGCGTCGCTTTCTTCTTGCGTGTTGAGGCCTTCGCCTGAGCTTTCGCCATTGACCGCGCGCCGTCGGATTGGCGTATTTATGACAGGCGAGCGCTGCTGAGTTAATAGGTGGCGTCTTATAGTTCTTTCTTTATTTTGGTGTTTTAATCGCGGTTTTTTAATTGTTTTTTGGGTCGATGGGTTCAAAAAATAATGTCAACCTTTGGCTGGTGTTGGGTCGATGCGTGATGAGATCCATGCATCGATGTCGCTCTCAAGCCAACCGACGGCACGCTCACCGAGTTTTACGGGCTTCGGGAAATTGCCGCGGGACATTGCCAGGTAAATGGTCGACCGGCTGAGACCAGTGCGAGACTCGACTTCACGGCGTCTTAGAAACCTATGGTCTGGTTTATCACCATCATGAATCTCGAATTCTCGCCCCTCCCATGGACCCTCTTCGCCGCGCGCAAGATTGGGGCCGAAATATTCTGCACAGGTGCGTTTGGGAAAACCATACCGGGATCGCATTCTCCTTTCTATCGTATTTATGATCTGACACACACTGCACCGCGAAAGCCCTACACGGCTCGCAACCTCGGAGGCATCAACACCATCCATAAAAAGGTAATACACATAAACATCTCTTAGCAAAACAGCTGGTTTGTGGCTCATCGGCTCATCCCTAAACGCTTAAAGGAATATAGATGTACTTTAACGCCTCTCTGAACAGTTTCCCGCCAATCAGTAGGTGGGTAGTTTTTCGGTCGTTGTGACAGATCAGTAGGTGGGTAGTTTTTCGGTTGTTGGGTTTATCGGTCTACCTCTCTCTGAGCGGCCCTGAGCGTCATGAAACTGCAGCCAACGCGCTTCTGCGCTTCGCGGGGTTCGACGCCCTGGCGCAGGAGGTCCTTGACCTGCTCCCGTGGACGGCTCGCGGGATCGATCGGGATCCAGACGGTCTCGCCCCCGTATTCCACGGCGAGCTTTTGCGCCGCGGTGATGCCGACCATTTCGGCGAGCTTGGAGCCTGTCACCCGGAGCGGCACGTAGATCGGGGAGCCTCCGCAGGTGCGCATGATGACCGCGGCCGACTCCCGGCCGACGACGACCTCGAGCTCACGCGGCTGCATCGGGACCATCCCCGCCCGGATCATTCGCGGGCGTCACCACCGGTGGATCCTCGGCCGCATCATGGGCGTGGAACACGTAGGCGTTCTCCTCGTCCATCGCCTGGTGCGAAACGAGCCCGAGTTGGTCGCCGAGCTTCTCAGCCTTGTGTAGATCGGCGATCGAGACCTGCAGCCGGTGGCCCTCGAGCTTGCGCAGCGCATGCCAAAGCACGACCTGCAGCTGGTGGTGGCCGTGCTCGAGCTCCTCAATGCGGGCGCGCAGCACCCGCAGGTCCTTGTTCATCTGCTGCTCACGCGCATTGAACGGGCGCCCGGGCACCAGGATTCGTGAGCCGTTATGCGGCGATTGGCTGTCCATTGATCTCCTCCAGGGTGAATTCGACGTCCTCCATCATCCGGTCGGCCGAAAACGTGGGCTTTCGCGTGTCGTAGACGCCGACCAGGTGGAAGTGCCACGGGAGCCGGCGGTTCTTGCCGACGGCGTTACAGGGAAGCGACGTCACGCAGTCGCCGTTTTCCGCGACAAATAGCGCGCGCTTTCCGCCGTGGCTCGTCGCGATGATGTTCACGAGCCTGCGGCGCAGGAGCTCGGCGCTCGCCCGGTAGGCGTTGAGCGATGAGGGATGTCTCTCGGTGGGTTCGGTCATTGGATAGTCTCTCCGTTCTGCTTTGGTTTAACTGTCACGTTTCAACTCCTCTACGATTGAATCCCAATCACGCGGACGCCACAGACGCGCCTGACCGCCGATTTCGGCCAGCCACGCACGCTGCTCGCGGCTCGGGTATCCTTTCTCATTCTTGAGCTCGGCGAATAGGACAACACCATCGCGCGCCAGCACCAAGTCAGGAAATCCCCGCCCGTCGTAGCGGATCGGAGTGCTCCATGACCGCTGCCCGTTACGCTTAGCGACTGGGGCCTTGCGGAAATGCGCCACACGCCAGCCGTACAGCCGGGCGACGTGCACGACGCGGTTCTGAAACGATTCCTCGCTTTCCGTAAAGGGGATTTTTGCGAGAGCGTCTGCGAGCGTCATGCTGCCGCCTCCCGCTTCGCCAAATCTTTCTCACAGATCCGCTTTGCCTCGGCTGCGTCCGTGCTGACCGCGAACAGATCGCGCCGGTGCGTTCCCGGATTGCGCCAGCACTCATACTTCCAGCCGTCGGCCAACTTCACCCGAGCAACCGAATGCGTAGCGTGTCCGGTCTCATCGATCAGCTTGATCGCGAATTGGTCGCCGGGTGTGTACGCCACCCACCTCATGCCGCACCGCTCCAGGCGCGAACCGGGTTGTGATTCCCGTCGCCGCGGATGATCATCGAGGGGAAGAGCTCGCCCTGCGCCACCTCGGTGACCGCAATCACGCCGTGCACGCGCTCGCCGGTCACGGGGCAGACGATCCGATGCGGCACCTCATCCAGGACCTTGTACTTGTGGATCAACTCGTTCACGCGCGCGGTCACCGTCTGCAGGCTGAGGCCGCTTTTCGCCGCGATCTGGGCCCGCGACATCGCGCAGGGGGAATTCGCGACCGTGCGCAACACCGTCGCTCTCCGGGTTTTACCCTTCCCCTGCGCCTCCAGCTTCGCCAGGGCCTCGATGCTCGTGTCTCGCATGCTCACGCATACCTCCTGAGTTTTTCTCCTTTTGGTATTCCTTTTCTCCTGGTGATCAACGGGATTGAAACCGCGTCATCAGGCGTCCAACCGTACTTTTCTAGGCGGGCCCATAGCGCGGCAACAGAAATTCCAGTTTCCTCTGACCACTCACAAAGGAGCATTGTCTTTCCGAGCGCTGTAAGAGGTCTCCTGTCACGGCGATTTCTGCTCTGCGTCGAGAGATCGGCCCAAATGCAGTTCTCCGGCGAATAACCTTTGTTGTTATCCACGCGCTCGAGCGTGTATCCACGTGGCGGGCTTCCCATATCAGCTAGGAAATTTTCGAATTTCTTCCATCTTTCGCAAATGGTTATTCCTCGCCCGCCATAACGTGGATAGGCGGAAACGTTTTCGTTTTCACACCGTGAGCGCATAGCACGCCACACACGATATAGCGGGGTTTTCGAACGACCGTGACGCAGATTGCTCATGCCGCAGCCCTAACTTCTTCTGCGTTGCGCTTGGATTTCTCGCTCCACACAACGCCGTGGTTTGACCCAAAGGCCATCACTAATTCGATCAAATCGCTGAACACCTCCTTCGGGAGATTCCTCGAGGACGGACCGAAGAACACCGTCTCGCCATCGAGGCCTGGCGCTGAGTCCTGGCTCAGGAGATTCGCGACGAATAGCTGCCGCCACTTATCCTCGTCGAGCCAGCGTCCGTGCCACATCACCTGCTTTGCGACATCGCGGATGATCGGATGGAGCTTGTCGTTCTGATCCTTCGTGCGCCTGGGTCGCGTGAGCACAAGAAGCACGGGACCGCGCTCGAGCCCGGTGCGGATCATGCGCTCGGCCCACTTGAGGCCGAAGGCGATCCCGGCCTCGTCCGCGATTTCGTAGCCGAGTTCCTTGCGCCGGCTCACAGGTAGAAGCCCTCCTTCCTGAGCCAGGGCCGGCGCCTGAGCGTGATCGGCTCCCCAGGCGCTGCTGCCACGACGTTTCGCGACCGCCAGGCGATGTAGCGATCCTCGAGCTTGAGCGCCTTCGATCCCGCCCAGAGGATGAATGCCGTCCACAGGGCGAAGAGGAACAGGAAGGCGAAGAAGAGCAGCATGCAAAATGCCGCGATGAGCGCGAAGGCCTTACCGATCATCGAGCGCCGCCGCTGTGGTTGCGGTCGAAGCGCGCGTTTTCGGGCGAGGTTGATGCGCCTGGACTGGATCCCGCGCGTGAACCGTCCGCGTCGCCAGCGGAAATACCAGGTGAGCGCGGTGTAGCAGGACAGGACCGTCAGCACGAAAAGCGCTGCTCCGAGAAACACGATGCTTGCAGGCATGGATCTTCCCTCCCTCATCGGGGTGTGCGTAGAATCTGCTTGGCTTCGGAGATCGCCTCGGCGCGGCTCATGCGCGGCGCGTTCGGATCCCGCAACGGCTCCTGATGGGTGATGGCCGCTACCGGCTTCTCGGGCATCGGAAGCCCTTTGTCCACATGCTCGACGGCGCGGAGATAGGCGTCGGCGAACAGTCGCTCAGCTTGGTCGTAGCTCGCCCGCTCGTAGGACCATTTATCGAGGTACTGCCAGAGGAGAAGCGAGAATGGCGAGCCATCGTCGAGTCGTTGCTTCGCTTCCCGGTGCGTGGGGATCGAAAGACAGAAGCGGCGAAACCTCGGGAGTGATGGCGGCCAGTCGCCTCCGGTCTCGAGGCAGCGCTTGATGCCGTCGCCCAGCTGCTTTTCACTGATGCCGCGAAGGCCGATCAGCCAAGTGTCGTGCGAATCGGTCTCTCCGTACTGCGAGACCCAGGCGTGGCCGTAGATCTCAGCCATGCGGGCCCAAAGCTCGGCGATGTGCTTACGACTGATTCCAGGCATCGCCTTCGCGCTCGATTCGCTCGCGGTTTGCCGCTCTAACCCGTTCCGCGGCAGATAGGTTCCGACGTGTTGCATTTTTTGCTCCCGGGTTTGCCTTCCAGTCTTCGAGGTAGCCCCTGTTGCGTCCGAAGAATGTCGCGGCCTGTTGAACGCTGTCAGTGCCGATGATCCCCTTCGCTTCGCAGTAGGTTTTGTAGCGTGAGACGCCGCTGTAAATCCGCTCCTCCTTCTCCCCGGATTTCAGAAGCGCATTGAGGTAGCGTTGGCAATCTGCCCAGCGCTGCGATCCTTCCCGTTTGGGGTAAATTCTTTTCAGATCAGCGACAATCTTTTCGCCGCGCGTAACACGCGCGTTCTTTTCTTCTTCTGTATCTGACTCTGTATCTGTATCTGACTCTGGGGGGCGTAACGTTACGGTGTCGTTACGCTCGTAAAGTTTGCGCTGTCTGTAGCGACGCATTCTCTCAGCTGCGCTGGGGTCTTTTAAGTCACTGACAAACTGGCGGTTTTCCCAAGCCACAGGAATAAAGTCTTCGTCCACCAGGCCGACTTCCATAAGCCGTCTTTTAACTTCGTCAAGTTCCGGAAGACGTAAACCCAACTTTACGGAAATCTTTCGGGTTTTTAGGTCGCTGTAAGGTTCGTCAAGTAGCCCGGAGCACTTCAAACAGCACAATGCGATGAAGTGCCAACGATCTTCGAATGCGAGAAGACGCAGCTTCTCATCGTCCACCATCTCCGCGTACGCCCTCCACCATGGCATACCTTTAGGCATTCCTTTTCCCTCCTTTGGCCGCCTCGAGCAAGGCATTGAGATGCCCCATGACTTCCGGGATCTGAGCGAGCGCCTGCTCCTGGAGCGTTTTGGAGTCCTGACAGAACCGGGCGGCCCAGAACAATGCCGGCGTCGGATCTTGAAACTTCTCGATGTAGCGCTCGATGATGCCGGTGTCTTCGCGACCCGTCCAAAAAAATGGGCGCCAGGCTGTGCCGCTTGGCGCCCCAGTTGCCCCTGGGAGGTTGGGGTTTTCACACAGGGAGGACTCATGCCAGTTCATGCCGCTCTGTCAGAAGGCTCTGTATTGAGCAGCTCCAGCACCGGGATACCCGTCGCGGCCGAGATCTCATCGAGGCGCTTGAGCGGGATCCCATTGCGGCCCCAGTCGCTGACGGAGGGCTGGCGGATGCCGAGCCGTTTGGCAAGCGCGACCTGGGTGAGGTTCGCTTTCT